AACGGGCACTTGTAGATTTTCTTGAACATGCCCGAGGCGTAGCCAGTCCACCAGAGCATGCGCCGCGTGTCGGGGTAGTACTCCTTGGCCGTGCCCGGACCGCTGCCCGTCAAATAGTAGTTGAAGTCCTTCTCAAGGTCCTTGGCCAGCTTGTCGTTGTCGGCGCTTTCATCGCCGTAGTTGACGACCTTGCAGGGGCCGCCCGATGGGCACAACTCGGCGAAGCTGTTGGCCTGGAAGTTGTCGCAGGCCTCCGAGAGGATGGCGTCGCGCACGGTCGCCTGGCCGGGCACCGAGGTCGAGGCGGCGCCGGTCTGCCCTGCGCCGGGCTTCTCGACCTTCTGCCCGAGCAAATCGAGGCCGTCGGTGCGCTGCTGAATCCAATCGCTGCGGCTGCTCTCGTCCTGCTGGATGGCCTCCAGCAGGGTGTTGGAGATTTGGCCGAGGACGGTGTCGTCCAACTCTAGGGCAAGGTTGGCCTCGAACTCCGTGTCCTTCTCGGGCTCCTTCGGTGGCGCGGGCAGCTCGATGTGGATATTGCCCTCGCCATCGGTCAGCTCGATGACTCCGTCCTCGGGGGCGCCGCCGACCTTGAGGTCGGGATGATCGCTGAGCACAAGCAGATCGGCCTCCGGCGTGGCCGCGCCGATGGGCGTGGTCATGCCGGGGCTCTTTGCCTTGCGCGCACGGGGGCGCTTCTGCTGCGGTTGAGTGGCAGTAGCCATGGAGAACAGACCTGTGGTAGGGGGCAGACGGGTTAGATCAGGAGGACGCTATGCAGCAGCTGCCGACTGTGGAAGAGATTGACGCGGCCCTCGCGAGCCTGAGCAAGATGCGGGTCGCGTATGTGAGGCAGCTGGCCACGTCCGCTGGCATAAGCGGGGCGTTCCTGCCTGAGTTCGCGGCGGAGATTGCGCAGCTGGAGACCCTGCGCCGGAAGGCGGCCCTGCAGCACACCGTCAAGACGACACCCGAGCTGTACAGGGCGATACAGGAGGCGCGGCTCTTTGCCTTGCGCGCACGGCGGCGCCTCTGCTGCGGCTAGTTGCTGCGCGACTTGCCTTGCATGGGCTGCGGGCCTGGCGGCTGCGGCTGCGGCAGCGGGGGCAGGGTCGCTGCCCAGTGGCCCATGCGCTCCAGCCGGGCCATGATCTGCAGCGGGTCGACCGTGTTGGCGGGCTGGCCCAGGTAGGCGTTCAATTCAGCCAGGCTGCGCTGGATGATGCCGCAGACCTCCATCGGAAAGATCATGCGGATATCGACGGTCGCAGGCTGTTGCTGGTTGTCTGCTGGCTTGGCCATGAGGTAGGGTCTCTAGCCTGATTTGCTGGGGAGGTGGCTGTGGCAGAAATCACGCGGCGCGGATTGATTGCTGGGCTGGCCACGTTTCTGGCAGCGCCAGCCATCGTCCGCGCGTCGAGCATCATGCCGGTGAGGGTCGTGCCACTGCCGGTCGAGCGCATGCGCATCCACGCCGCCAATGTCTTCAACGGGTGGGTGCCGGTGCTGTCGGGTGGTGAGCCGATCCGGAAGGACGGCTTGATCCTGATGGAGCGCCCGCAAGGGCTGACCAGCCCTCGCAACTATCTGGAACTCGCATCACCAGGGTGGGACTACGAATGGAAACTCGACCAATCTCTGTCTCTCGGCGCGGTCTGATCGCTGGCCTCGCCGCCGTTCTGGCTGCCCCAGCCATCGTGCGTGCCAGCTCGCTGATGCCCATCAAGCCGTGGGTCGAGCTGGAGCCGCTCCCTGATCTGATGTTCAAATGCCGCGAGCATTTCATGCGCGGGCCCTGGGGCACCATCCCGGTTCTGCTCAGTCCTTTCAGTCCTTTGCAACACCAAGACAAGCTCACGTTCATCGGCGCGGGTGAGCACATCTGGACCGGCGACTGCGTCGAGCTGCGAGATGACGGGCTTGTCTATCGCGCCCGCCCCAGCGGGGTCATCACCGGCATTGCAACGAGCAACTCACGCGCAACGCGCAACTCACGCGAGTTCCGCAAGATCGAGGCCATCCCGGCCGGTACCGTCATGGAGTGGCGCATCTGGGACACGCCGGACCCGTCATTCAAACGGGATGACGAACTCGTTTGAGCAACCAGCGCACGCGAGCAAGTCGAACTCGTCGGTGCCAGACACAGAGCGCAGCTCGTGCCTCTCCCCATGGTGCAGGAAGCATCTGGGGCACGCGTACCGTTCGGCATGCGGCCCGCGTATCCTCGGCCGGTAGCTGTGGAACCGGACCCGAAGGATGTCCGCGTCGAGATCGCGTGGCGGATTGTGGGTCATCCCCTGAAAGGCCCAGTGTAGCTCGTCCGTCAGGGCTTGGCTGGGGGTCATGCGGCCCTCGCGAATTGGTCGAGGCATGTTGCTGCATGCCCCTGTGGTTGCCTGATTCGCGCCAGAGCTGCAACCACTAGCAAGGGTATAACGGGGGCAGCGGCTTCTTGTACTGCAACATCGCCCTCTCCAGGAAGTGCCGCTCCTCGCGGCGGATCGCCAGGCCCAGCTTGCGCAGGTACTTGAGCGCCTGAACGACGCTGTCCACGAGGTCGTCGTGCGTGCCGCGTGGGAAGGAGGCCATCTCCTCCATCACCGGCTTGACGAAGTCGCGCCACATCCACATGTCGCCGAGCCACGTCCCCGGAGCCCACACCATGTCGTCGGTGAAAATATCGACGACGGCCTGGGCGCGGTCCCACTTGTCGCCGCCCTTGACCGGCTCCAGCACCACGCCCCAGGTCGCGTTCATGAACAGCCGCTGAATCTCCATCGCCGTGTCGTGGCCGCGCGATGAGTCCTCGATCACCAGGCGCTCGACGCCGCGCTTGTTGCACGTGAAGGTTATCCACTCGCACAGGCCCCAGTCCTTGGAAGCGCGCTTCAGGTAGGTCTTCTCGGTCTCCCCGGCGATGCGGTCCACGTGCTTGCCGTGCAGGGGCAGCTTCTTGTGCCAGGCGTCGGTCAGCATGACGCGGCGCTGCCCAGTCTTGGGGTGGTCGTAGACGGCCCACACGGTCAGTGCCGAGTAGTCGTTCTCTTCCTTCTCCTTGAAGGCGGTGTCCAAGCTGGCAAGCGTGAAGATCGGGTCGAACTCGTAGAGGCCAGACGTCGGCACCTCGTAGGGCTGCCACCAATCGTCCTTGAAGATGCCGCCACCGCGCGGCGACGGCCGCTGCTGGTACTGGCCGGACCACAGGTAGGCGTTCCTCTTGTAAGACATGAGGACCGACCACGGGTAGCGCTCTGGCCATGCCAGCTCGCCGTCCTCGCTGCGTGGGTCCTCGCCGTCGTTCCATCCCTTGAAGTGCGTGAAGTGCCGGTTGTTCTCGAACTCCATGGGGATGATGAGGTGGCAGTACTCGTCGCCCAGGTGCTCCATGATGGCGCCCGAGGAGTCGTCCTCGTGCAGGCGCTGCATGATCACCACGATGGCGTCGCGCCGCAAGTCGTTGAGACGATTCTGCATCGCCTCCCTGACCCACTGAGTGGTCATCAGGCGGGCCTCTGGGCTCTCCGCCGTGCCCTTCACTTTGTGGGGATCGTCGAGCAGAACTCTGTGGCCGCGCTCACCAGTGCCAACCCCAAGCAAACTCGACGCAAATTTGAACCCGGTTTTGTCGTTGGTGACCCTGACTTTGCCAGCCTTGGGGTCGCCGATCACCCGGAACACATGGCCCCACAGCTCCTTGTAGGCGTCGGAGCACACCAGGTCGCGGAACTTGGCGTTGTCGCGCTCGGTCAGGTCGGAGACGTAGGAGAATGCCACGTAGCGCAGGTGCGGCAGGCCCATCGGCCCCCACTCCCAGGCAGGCCAAAAGACATTGACCGTCAGGGACTTCATGAAGCCCGGCGGCACGTTGGCGAGCAGGCGATTGAGGATGCGCTCCTCGCCGTTCAGCTCAATCGTGTCGCAGCGGGTGATGGCTTCGAGGTGGGCGCACAGGCATTCGACGGCCCATCCCTCGACGAAGTCGTCGACGGGCTCCAGCACGCGCCAGAAGTAGCGAATGAACTCAAGCAGGCCACCGTATGGGTTGGCCTGCTTGGTGCGCTGCTCTCGGACCTTCTTGAGGCGATGTAGGCTGGCGATGCGCTCGCGGCGCTCGCGCAGCTCTTCAATGATCTGCGGCTGCATTTAGGTGTTAGATAGTAGGATAGAGCGCCTTTGGGGCCCTGTGGATGCGCAGCGCATCCTGCCACAGGTCGAGCGACGCCTTGCGCAGCTTCTCGTTGTCCTTGTAGGGCAGCGGCATGAACGCCTGCATCGTGGCCTGCGCCACCATTGCCACCAGCTGTCTCCAGGTGTTGGCCAGCAGCACCGACATCGCGTCGGCGTTCGAGCCGACCTCCATCATGTCCTTGCGCGTGATGCAGGCGGCCAACTCGTTGCCCTTGCAGCCGACGAGCAGCATCATGTTGTCGGTGTGGTCGTCGACCCAGACTTTGTAGA